TGTTTATTTTAGGCCATAGAGCCTCTACGTTTTTTATAATATATTGTTCCATTTATCTCTCCTTCTCTATATTATAAGTCTTCATCTAGTTCAGCTAGTGAGTCTTCGCTCACTGTTTCTTCGCTACGTTTACTAGATATTTTAGTTAATGCTGTGGCAACGTCGCCAACACGAAACCTATAAGTATTACCTATCTTTACATAGGTATCCTTTGGTATGTGCTTTTGACGTACCCAAGCACGAACAGTCGATACAGACACGCTAAAGTGTTTAGCTACGTCTTCTATTGGTACAAAAGGTTCATTCATTTCTTCCTCACAGAAATTGTTAGTTCTTCTTCAATCTCTAATCCTTCTGGCTTAAGATCAGGATTTTCTTCCAAGAACTCTCTCATGTTCGCCTGATTGATACGTTTGTCCAGTAACTGAGGTGCATTCTCTTCCACAATAAGCTTGTGCATAGCATCCCATTCACTGACCCAGTATTTCTTTTTAGTCGAACGAAAGAATAGTCCTTCAGAAGTTCTCACGCTTTCTACATTGTGGTCTTCACAATGATCTAGCATTGCCTGTTTAAGTCTATCTATCTTTCGGATAAGCTCTCCGTCTTCTTCTTTGAACTTAGCCGATAGCACAGACCGTTCTGCTCGAATACGTAAGTACGCCTTCGCCAGTCTATCAGGGGTTACTTTGCCACCCATATCTCTCTCCTATTCTTATTATGTAATAACATATAATAGTAAAATGTACCTTAGTCAAGTACTTCTTTGTAAAGTTCTACAAATTTTGTGTGTACGTTTATTTTTCTATCTAATAGTCTATAAACGTGTTTTTCCGCGTCAGACCCTTGTAGTTGCACAACAGTGCATTTATGCGTTTGCCCAGATCTATGCACACGTGCGTTCGCTTGGTCGTAGGTTTCCAACGAACTTGTTGGCCCCCACCACACCACTGTGTTAGCTCGTGTTAACGTAACACCATGTGCTGCCGCTTGTGGTTGTATCACCAATACCTGTGGATCAACATCTTCTTGGAACTTCTTAAATATGCTAGTCCTTCTATGCGCAGGGACATCTCCCCTTATAACTTCTGTTGTTATACCTTCGGAACGTAACCTATCTGTAAGTATATCTATTGCGTGTCTAAATGGTACAAACACAAGAACCTTCTGACTTGACTCGTCAATAACCTCACGTAGCACTTTGTATCTATTCTTTATATCAAACTCTAGCACTTCGCCTTCGTCTGTATATATAGCTCCTGCTGATATCTGTAGTAACTTGTTAAGAGTAACAGCCGCGTTTATTGCGGTTATCTGTTCGCCTGTGATATCCAACACAAGCTTTGTCTTCAACTCTTTGTAATATTTCTTTTGTTGGGCAGTAAGCTCTACCTGCCTCTTTGTATATACCATAGGGGGTAGGTCGAGACATTCGTCTTTTGTAAAACGTATAGCAGGTTGCAACGCTCTAAATACTATATCTGTAGCATCGGGGCGTATCTTCCACGTGAACTGAGATACTTTTATCATCACCATATCTTTAAACGCACCAAAGAATCTAGGAACTTTGTTCGGGCTGACGAGTTTTGCTAGCCCGTATGCGTCTGTAGGGTTCTGCGCAGCGGGTGTGCCTGTCATCATCCACAGCCACGTGTTATCACGTATTAGTTGACGTAAAAGTTTCCAGCGCCTCGTTTGGACATTTTTGTAATGCGTGGCTTCGTCTATGATAATTAAGTCAAACCCGCCCTTTTTGAGTTCGTCTAGTACAATACCTATACCATCGTAGTTTATAACTACGTAGTCTGCCCCTTCTTGTATAATTTTACTGCGTTTCTCTGCCGACCCATACGCTACAGAAACTGTACGGTGTGCGGCAAATGTAAACAAGTCATCACGCCATGCACTATCCATGATCGAAAGCGGGCATACTACAAGCACTCTGTTTATTACGCCTTGTTTCATAAGAAAGTCGGATGCCCATATAGCACTTGCGGTCTTACCTGTGCCTTGTTCGTTGAAACAAAAACTTTTTTGGTTTATGGTAAGGAATGATGCGGTTGAAATTTGGTGGTCAAATGGTTGGTATCTTCCTGTCCATATGTATTTTGCTTCTATGGGTGATGGTGATTTTATACCTAGCTGATTCAGGCTCTGTGCTTCTTTAAGACCCCAATTAACTATAACCTCGTTATCTCCCACCCTTTGACTCTTGGGTATGGCATCTATAACTTTATCAGGGTCACGTAACCGTAGACGTAAAGCCTTGTTGTCTATTATTTGCATTTCTCTCTCTCATTTTATATTTATTTTTTTCTAGGTCTTCCGCGTTTTCGCTTTGTGCTTTGCTCTAAGCTCTTCTTTGGCTTTTTTTGCAATCGCGGCTTGCCTTGGCTTTCCTGCGACTTTGGCTCTTTGCTCCACCACAGTAAGGATTTGAATCTTTCTAGCATACGGCTTATTAATACGTTTAACCTTACGAGCAGTTGCTTGGGCATCTGCCACAGTGGCAAATTTAATAGGGACTGTATCTTTGGGGTTTTCATCTGTATATAGCCTCCTTCCAGAACCTTTCGGTTTCTTTCCTGTTCCTAGTTTTGGGTCTTTCTTGGTCATTTCTTTTTCTTCTTCTGTCCGTTTCTTGCTCTATTCTTTGACGGACTTTCTAACTTAGTGCCATCTTTATTAGAACCTCCTTTGCTTAACATCTTATTGTGAGATACATCTTTACCTTTACGGTTTATACCTTTCTTGTCATAAGATCTTCTGGCACGTTGACGCTCCATCCTGTCTGGGTGTTCACCACGTTCCTTCTGTTTCTTATATTCTTTCTTGTATGGTCTAGGCGATTTTGTATATGGCATCAATTACTCCCATTATATACACATTCGATCACTGCGCAGTGACGTTTGCATAACCCACTAGGACGTGCGTTCCACGTATCATTGTCATAGGCGATCTGCATACGATCAAAACTAGCTAACCACTTATCCCACAAGGAAGGCAAATCTTCAAATACATACTTGGCTTTTATAAACTTTTTAGCAATAACAAACATCAGACCTGCATGCACTTTAGTGACTTCAGGAAAGTATTTAAATGTAGCCATTGCCATTAACTCCAGTTGACCTTTATCTGCATACCCTGCATTTCGCCCAGTTTTATAGTCTACCACCCAAGCTTTTGTTCCGTCAACTATTACTAAATCTGCTATACCCCTCCACCAAACATCCTTATCTTGAAAACCACATGTCTCTAGCCTGGCTGTAAGACCCATACGCATCTCTGTAAACTTCTTACCCTGTCTACGTTTAAGTGCTTCCAGGGGGCCTTTGAGGAAGGCAAACTTCTCTGGTATTGGTGTACCATCACTTATAAAATCTTCTGCTACACCATGCACTTCTGTTCCGTAACGCATAGCTTCAGTGTATTGTTCCTTATAATCTTTTGCTATCTTCATATGGTAGAACTGCTTGGGGCATTGTTCGAATGCCTTAATTCTACTGTATGACCACGGTGCTACACTCATTAGTGACTAATCTCACTAACATCCGACTTATCTTGCCACGTAACTTGTATTCTTAAACCACCTAAAGTTGTTACCTCTACTCTACTTGTAAACCCATCTTCATGACCGCATTTCCAACACATAGTTTTAAACTCTGCCATACCCACACGTTCGAGTGATTTATGTTTGGTAAACTCTGCAAAACCTCCACACTTTCTACAATCTGCCACGGTGTTCATTATTTGCGCCACCGCCTCCTCAGATTTAGATTCTAGTATAAATATTTCAGTTATACCTCGTAAGCTAGCGCGATCTGCATTGTGTTCTTTACCAAAATCTATTTTGGGCATGTCTTTAAATTTTTTAACTTTCATTCACATTCTCCATAAGATTTACCTGTCCCCGATTCGCAATCTATCGGTAGACCTTCTGCCCATTCTGGTGGTTGGCGCATACATTCTTCGACGTATTTCTGTGCTTCGTCCACCTCTTCGTCTTTGACACAACACGCTATACTGTCATGCACTGTCAAGACAACTCTGTACCTCTTTGCTATTTGTAGCATTTGTTCGCCAATAATGCAACGAGCTATGGCTTGGCATACATTCTCTATTATCTTACCACCATATATTCGTACACGACCTCGTCTTGTTTTGTAATCAAACTCCACGCCTTTATCTGTAGGGGTAAACTGTAAGTCATCATAGCGTAAATACAGACTAGAGGGTAAAAGTATCTTACCATCTTCTACATACAACACTCCTTGTTTGCCAAATGTGTTGCCATCTTTTAGAAACAACTGAGCGTCACGCCATAAGTTCTTAATATCCAAGTTAGAACTACGATAAACCTGTATTACACGTCGTGCTTCATGTAGCTCCATGTCAAACCCAAATGTCTTAAGTTGGTCTTGAAACTTCTGCGCTCCCATACCATACCCTGCGCCTAAGATAGTGGTTTTACCTACAAAGCGTTGGTCTTTCGTAATTTCGCTTTCTGCTACACCATATATTTTTGATGCCATCTTCTTGTAAACATCTTCACCCTTGGCAAACGCTTGGGTCAAATCGTCTTGTTCGGCAAGCCACGCCAACACTCTTGCCTCTATCTGTGCCGAGTCCGCGTCTATTATAGAATATCCTTGTGGTGCAATTATGCCACGCTTTAGCATGTTTGCATTCGCTCCACGGCTAGGTAAGTTCTGTAAATTTATCTTATCATCACCACCCCAACGCCCTGTATGAGCCGCGTAATACCTAACGGGTACAGGCAAAGTGCCTCGTTTTGCTATGTCGATGAACCTTTGCGTTCTTGTTTCTTCAAGTGTGCTTTTATTACCCAACCTGGCCGCAACAAGTGATTGCACCCTCTCGTCCTGATGTGTTAACAGGTGTTTAAACTCTTCATCAGACTTGGCGAAAGCCCACGTCTTCTTACCTGTAGTGGGGCTTAACTTCTTAGGGGGTGATACCCCAAGCTGTTGCAGCTGCAGCGCGAACTTGTCGTTACTCATTAAGTCTTCCTTAGACACGCGAGCATCTACAAGCAACTCTTCTTTGCGTTGACGTGTTACGGTAATATGGTTCTCTAGCAAAGCCCGATCCAGTTTTAGCATAGGCTCTACGAACATACGCAACGATAGGTCAATAAGTTTAAGTTCCTTCTTCGGAAACCCTTTTGCCATGATTGCAAATAAATCGTAGGTTAAATCTACGTCATTGACAGCGTAGTCACCTAGTCGTTCCAATTCTTCGCTAGTAAAATCTTGCCTGTGTTTATCAAGAGTGTTCTGTATCTCGTCACCCTTCTTCCCTATTTTGTATTCCTCAGAGAGTGCGCTTAGTGAGTCACTGGTCTCTACTCCGTTGACAGCTCTCGCTATACAAATTGTGTCAGTATAGGCGCGAGGGCTAATATCAAAAATCCAAGAA